CCACCGCCCAATCCTACGATAATGGATGTTGTGGTCATTACGTTAGCCCCTGACCCGTGATGACAAAGGTATTGGAACCCGTGCAGAGTACAGTCGCCACACCATTGGCCGCAAGCGATCTGTTGCCGGTCGTTGTGGAGCCAGCCAATGTCATGGTGACGGATGCGCCCTGCGTGATGGTCTGCACCGATGAAGACTGGTTGTAGATTACGATGTTTTGGCCAGCCGTGAAGATTGAGGCAGGAACCGTGACGCCGCCCGTCGTGATGCTAATGTACTTGCCGTTGTCGGTCGCCACGAGGGTGTAGGCCGAGGTCTGGCTATTCTGCACGATGGTGCGGACGTTGCCGATGGAATCGGAGATCGTGCTGGAGGCCGTGATCGTGCCAGCAGCGCCAACCGACGTCGTACCCACACCCAGAGCGCCAGCCATGTAGTTGTTGGCCGTGCCGCTCATATACAGGTTCCAGCGGTTCGTCGCCGCCGCGAGGTTACCGTAGAAGCCATAGGCATTGGTGACGGTTGCTGCACCCTGCGTAGCGACAGTTGTGTCAGCCAAGAAGCCATATTGATTGGTTATGATCGAGCCCGTTCCGCCAGCGCCGGGGTTTGCCCAGAAATGGGGGACAGAGGCGGTCGTAAAAGCCGCTGTTGCAAGGCTGATATTGGAAACATACGCTGATGCCAGCGCGGTCACACCAGACTGAACGACACCGCTGTTATAGTGGGCATATGCCGACGTGCCGCCGGTAATAGTAGCGCCCGTGAGCAGGTTCGACGTCGCAGTAGCATTAGTGCCGATGGCGACATTACCCGCCGTGCCGATCTGCATGGCATCGGTCGTGCCGCTGTTGATGACAAACCGGATGGCATTGGATGTCGTGGTGCCAAGAACTAAATCACCAGATGTTGAATCAAGATATACAGCATTTGGAAGATTAAACGAACCAGAGCCTGTAAACCCCGATGAGTTCATGCCAAACTCGCCGAAGTAGGTCGATGCCGTTCCCAGATTGTTTGACACAATGTGGTTAACGGATGCCGCTGTACCCGAGCTGGCATTCTGAAGAAGCGTTTGTGTGTAGCTATTCACTGATGAGGAGAATGAGGAATAGATGTTGGTGTCAGAATAACCCAATGTGCCATAGGTATATGCGCCTTGGGTTAACGAGCCAGTAATCGTGCCATTGGCAATAAAGAAAGCCGATGTCGTCGTTCCGGTAAGCGTTGGCGATGACGAATATGATGGGGCAACACCGATGCCGCCGGAAATGAGAACCGAACCCGTTGCCACGTCGGCTAAACGCGAAAGCGCCGTTGTGGTTGAGGCGTAAAGAAGATCGCCGACCGCATAGGTTGACTGACCAGTGCCACCATTGGCCGCGATAAGCGTTCCGGCTACCGTCACAGCGCCCGTGGTTGCCGTGCTAGGTGTTAAGCCCGTTGTGCCGAACGTAATCGACGTTACAGCGGAGCCTGATGGCAATCCGCCCCAAGTTGGAGCGGCACCTGTTGTAGCCACGAGAATTTGGCCGGTGGTTCCTGCTGCGGTAAAGCCCATAGCAGCCGTTGTCGCGGCATAGATGACGCCATACTGTGTCAGTGCCGTAGCCTGACCTGTGCCGCCATTGCCAATCGGCAAAGTGCCGCTAACCGTAGTCGTCAGGGAAACCTTACCCCATGAAGGAGCCACGCCAGTGCCACCAGAAAGAAGGGCGTTACCCGTCGCCACATCGGCCAAACTAGCCAACGTCGTGGAGGTTGACGCATAGAGCAGATCGCCGATGGTATAGGCGCTGAGGCCCGTGCCGCCGCTTACAGCATTCAAGGTTCCCGCAACCGTAATGACACCGGCCTGAGCCGTCGAAGGCGTAAGGCCCGTGGTGCCAAACGAGATAGAATCAACACCCGCCGTGACGGGGATCGTTGGTTGCCACGATGGCGCGGAGCCAGCAGAGCCGACAAGGACATAGTTTGTACCGGCTGGAGGCGCAATTGAGCCAATCGCTGCCGTACCATTGCCGTACAGCAAGCCCCATTGGGTCAAGGTCGTGTCGCCGGTGCCGCCAATCGAGACGGGGAACGGCAACATGCTGGAACCCTTTGATAGGCCAGCGATCTGCCCCGTGGTAATCTGCACCGAAGTGCCCGATTGAACGCCCAGAAGCGGCTCTGTGCCGTTAAGGCCAGTTACCGTGGGTAGATTGGTTAAGGTAATATTTGCCATTCTAAACCCCGGTGAGCGGTATCTGGTTGTAGTTGTATGGCAAGCCAACCAAGGCCGTAACCATCAAGGTGGTGCCCTGAAGCAACCCACCTGCGGGTATAGCATTGTTGACCTGATATGTGAAGGCCGTGGCAGTCGTAACCGTGACGCTATAAATGCCATCTGCATTGTTGTTTGTCAGGCCTTCGACTGCGATTTGGTCGTTGGTGCTAAGGCCATGTGCCGATGAAAACGTCACCGTGATCGTGCTGGTGCCGGATTGCGAGGACACAGACAGCGGAGATAGCACCACACGATAGTTTTTCTGGTTAAGCAAGGGCATCACGGCATTTTGGTCGAGGCCGGTTGGCTTGCCCAAAACTTGGGTCGTGACATTGACCCCGTCTTGCGTGACGATATCCGTTGTCGATGGGATAGGAATGCCAGTCCAGAAGTCAGTTACGGTCGGCGCATTAATCGCGATGCTGTCTGTTTCCGCCGCCGCGTAATCTTGAACGCGTGGGTTTTCAATTGGCACTGGGTCAGCAGGAAGAATAATTGACCTTAATTGAGCCTGAGGAGTGTCCAAGCACGGGTTGCACACCAGAATGCGCTTGTTGATAAGGCCAGCGCCAGCATAGTCAAACTGCCACTGCAACCGGTCGTGATTGTATAAAAACCCGCAACGGTCACATAGGCCGAAAGCGCGTGGATTTCTACTTGATACGGATGCACGGCCTGTCGCCCTCACCTGAAGTATCCTTGGATTTGCGGCGAGATGTACTGCTGCGCCGTTTCCACGTTCTGCTCGGCAGCAACGGAATAGGCCTCATCAGCCAGCGGCTTCAGCAATTGCACCTTTGCGGCATTCCAGATGATGGCGAGGCGCAGAGCCAGATTGTAGGCAAACGCTTCCAACCAAAGGTATGGGATTTCGACCGTCTGCCCGGCGGTGTAGGCCGCGTCTTGGATTTGGCGGACGCGGTAATACTTCAGGGTCTGCGATGACGTGCCATCCGGCACCGGCCACAGCGTCACCTGCGGTGCAATAAGGCGGTCCATCCAGAACACGGTGGGGAAGCCCACCTGCTGCTTGTTGGGATATGACGCGTACTCGGTGCGCGAGACCGGCAGGATGATGCGGTCGATGGGCTGCGAACCATTCGTGGTGTTTTCCACGTATGCGTCGAGCATCACGACGGTGTTTGGGTCAATCGAGTACGTGGCCGCTGGCGTCGAGGTCGAGATCGTGCCGCCACTTGTGGAGCCATTATACGAGGCAGCGAAGGTAACTGATCCATTGGATGAGGCCGTTACCGTCTGCAGGCCATCAACGACACCTGTACCAGCCACAGTGATCTGTGTACCTATTGTGTATACAGGGGTGTTGGGGGTGGCATAGGTCAACGTGGCCGTTGAGCCGTTGCCGGTAGCCTTGGTAATCGTCGGGGTCTGGTTGAAGTTTACCGTCACGAGATCGACGGCCCACAGGTTCACGCCACGGTTGGCCCAATTGGCCAACAGCAGGTTCGTGGACATCCGCGCGGCTTCCATGTGCTCTTGGGCAATAGCCGTATTGCGCACTTCGCAAAGGTTGTACGCATAGAGTACAATCTCGCCGAGCGACGGATTAAACGTGTAGGTGCCGCTCGTGGCCATTAGAGAGTTCCGTCAGTTGCAACCAGAACGCCCTCACCAAATGCGCCGACAGCATAAGTTCCGGCGTTTGTATTAACGCGGAACTGGATGTCTGTTTTTTCCGTATAAATCAGCGGATATTGCCGATGAATATCCAAAATGCTGATAAACGGCGACTGAGCAATATTAAAGGCAACCTTGGAATTAGCATTTTGCTGCCAGTTAATAAAGGTCAGGTTGTTAGAAGATGTGTATGGGTTAGATGCAAACACGTCGATGCGGTTCAAGAAGAACGAGTAACCTGCTGGCACCGTATAAATTGCCATCTGTGTCTTACCGACACCAATAGCAATCTGTGCATAGGTCGTTCCGCCGTTCTTAGCCGTAATCGTGCCAACATTTGAACTACCAAGCGTTGCGACGCTGGTGACAATCATGCTGTTGATGCGGAAGAATGCCGTGCCGTTGGTGGCCGTACCGGAAGTGCCGCCGGAGAATGTCACCGTATCGGTCACGACAGCGTAGTTCGCATCCAAACCAGTAACCGTCATGGTCAAGGTTTCAGATGCCGAGCTGGCATATGTCATTGTTAAGGCAGAGGTTGGGTAGGTATAAGTAGATGCATTTTCCCAGACTGGGATGCTGGTAGTCGTTACAGAGGCCTGATAGCCAAAAATGTTGACCACGTTGTGAAGCGTAATCTGGCTACGAGCTACCTGTAGTTCAAACGGTTCATTGCGACCCGTGCGAGTGATGGACTGGTTAACAGCGCCCGTTGATGTAAAGGTGGTCATGATTATTTGCCTTTTTTCCGTGCCGCAGCAGCGTTATCGACAGCGTTAGGATATGGCCGACCTGCAGCCCTAGCACTAGCCTTAGCACCTTGCTCTTGCTTATGCGACAAATGCTTTGTGTGATGGCCTTTAGGAAGTTGCTTGTCCCAGAATGGTTTGGTTGTCATTGATAAGCCTCAAATAGGTTCAATCCGCTATGGATTTTAACATAATCCGCAGCTTCCTGTTTGTTTTTTGCTGCCAAAAGGTAAATTCTGGCATATTCTAATAGGTCTGGGTCGTCTCTAAAATGGCCCAAACCTCTATTGCACCTATCACATAACATGCCCCTAATCTCGCTTGTTACATGATCATGATCAACGACAAGTTTATCACGTTCTCCGCAAATAGTGCATTCAATTGTTGTCGCTATAAGTGATTTCAATTCGTGATCAGAGATCATGCCGCGATAGTTTCCACGGCGTATTTCAGACCTATACGAATTACGACAATCCCTGCACCAACTATCCAACCCGTTGCGCTTCTTATTATGAAGAGGAAAAAACTCAGAAGTTTCTGGTTTTTCGCATTTGCAACGAGTGCAAATTAGCATGTCACGCCCCATTTTTTTAAAGCAAGATTGATTCTGCTGTTGGGGTCGTGGGCAGTTTTAGAGGATGTAAGTTTTTCCTTCATCCCACACATTCTTGCCCTAAAATTCTCGTGGCGCGGATTATCGGAATCTTTGGTCGGAGCCTTGAGGTGATGACCTTCTGCACGGGCCGATGCCCTGCCTCGCTCATTGAGGCCGCCGGAGGGTGATTTACCTTCAGAACGCGTCCATGCAGCGGTCATTGTAAACTCCAAGAGAGAGAAGAGGGGGCCGAAGCCCCCTCGACTTTTTACTTGCCGTGCATTTCTGACTCATACGAGTGGTGGCCCTTAGGCTCCATACCCTTGTGAGCAGACGACAGTGGGTTCATGTTTGAACCACCGGCTGCGCGACCACCCGACTTGCGTGGGGCGCGGTCCATACGATGCTCGGCCTTGTGGCCTTCGTGGTGACCGACGTGCTTCTTTACCTTGCCGCCAGCCTTACGCTTGTCGGCTTCCTTGACGACGTTAGAATTGCCGCCTTCATAGACGTCATGTGGAGCTTCGTCAGAAGCCCAATGACCTTCCATAGGCGATTCTACCTTGCCACCCTTCTTGTGCTCTGCACGAGGATGCTTGTGATGCACACCGGCTTCCATATGGCCGTGGTGATGTCCTTTGTGACCCTTCATGGCTCACTCCTTAGAAGTTGTAGTATTGGGTTGAGCCAAACAGACCCGTGGTATACGGAGCCATGTAGGCCTGCGGGGACTGACGAACGATCAGCTTGTTGGCACCGCTGCTTGAGGTAGCGGCGTAGGTTCCACGAACGTCTGCCGTCGTTGCCGATGGCGTGGTACGGTCAGCGGGGAGATAGCCCGTTGCAGCAGTGACCAAGGTCGAGGCAACCAAAGAGGTTGCATAGTTGACAATGATGTCACCGAACGTATCAGAGCGAAGTGGAAGACCAAACACGTCAGCAGTACCGACCGAATAGGCGTGGGTCGTATCAGCCGTGCCGCCCGAAAGCACCACAGACTTGATGTACTTAAACGCCTTCCTGCCGTTTACAGCCGAACCTGCAGTGAGCGTAATGGCTTCAGACATTGGATACCCGTAGATATCGTAGCCGTTAACCGTTGCGGTCGCGTAGGTTGCGCCTGATGCCGCCGTAACGCTTACAGCACGACCAAGAAGAGCAGATGGGTTCCAATTGCCCATGCTTGGCGTCTGTGCATTGTTAGGAACAATGCATTGCGATGGCGTCTGGTAGGCCAAGGTGACCGTTCCAGAGGTTGCAGTCAGATTGCCGGTAAGCTGATAGGTTCCGGTCGTGCCTTGCGAAACCGTCGAATAGGTGCCGGTCGTCGTAAGCTGCGCGATAACCTGCGACCCAAGAGCGGTTCCTTGCGAAACCGTACCAGTGGTTGCCAAAATTATCATGCCGGGGCCAATTGGCATCTGGTTGGTCGAGGTCGTGACCGTCAAGATGCCGTTGGCGACCGTGCCGGTAACCGATGCATAAGCATCGAGCGCCAGAACCGTGTCAGTTGCGCCCGTATCCGCACGGGTAAACACCGTGGAATAGTAGACACCCGTCGTCGAGGAGTTAGCAGTAACCAGTGAGAGCGTTGCACTCGTCGGGTTGGCAGAGGCGACAATCGCCGCCGCTGCCGCCGAATAAGGCACCGCACTCAAGGTCGTGATGTTATCGAACCCAAGCCAGCCAAAGTCGATGGCCGCCTGTGCTTCACCCGGAAGATAGGTGTAAGGCAAGCGTGGGTCGAGGAAGCCTGCACCTGCATAAAACAGGGACGAGCCGCCGATATCGGGGTTGTAATCAGCACTTGTGGCAGCTTGGCCAAAAGCGATGAAAGGACCAGTGAATGCGTCTACAGCCATAGTAACTTCTCCTTACGAAGTTGGGAACGAACCGTAGATCGAACGCCAGTTGTAGTAGCCAAACGAGTAACGCTCATAGCCCTTTACAAGTAGATTATCAGTAACAAAATCCACTTGCATGTCAGTTTCGAACTTTACGCGCTCCATATAGGCTAAACCGTCAATGTTGGTAAGTAAGAACCAAGCATATGGCGAGGTCAAGAAGTCGTTGACCATGTAACCTTCTGGAAGACCACCGGCAGTTGTCATGAGCGCGTTGACATCGTTGTCAGCAGTACCCGGACGCAATTCGGTCTTCAGAAGACGGATTGCAACTGGCTCCAACTGAGGAGGGATAATCAACTTGCGACCACGAGCAAACACCTTCAGACCGGCCTGATCCTTGAAGTTCGTGCGGATTGCGATCATCGCATTCAGCAAGGTGGCTTCGTTAAGATCAACCTGCGTCGATGGGGTGTTGGCAACCGTACCGCCATCGATAGGATGCGCCGTGGAGCAGAGTGCCACACCGTCGCCGCCGACCGCTGCATTGTAGGTCGTTGCCGTATTCAAGAGGTTCGCGCCGTAGATTTCCTTGGTCTGTTGGAAAGATTCAATCAGGCCGAGGTTCGAAGGGGTGAACTGGGTCTTGTAGAGGTTGTCGTCGATTGCCTTACGGGTAATCGCGTAGCCGAGAGCAATTTCAGTGTGCTCTTGGTTGTACACAAAACGCTCACCCGAGCCCGAATCGAAAGCCGTCTGGCCACCTTCGCTCTTAAGCTGAGCGAGGCCGAGGTAGCGCATTTCTGCGGTACGTTCGAGAGCCATCTTCGAAT